AAAAGAGGTGCTAAAGTCTCTGCAAAAGACAGAGCAACATTAAAGAAAAAATCTGATGAATTCAATAAAAAATATAAAAGTAAATTGGGTTATGGTGTTAGCACCAGTGTTCTCGCTTCTGTTTATCAGCGTGGTCTGGGAGCTTATAATACATCTCATAGCCCTAAAGTTCGTTCAGCTTCTCAGTGGGGTTTTGCTCGTGTTAATGCCTTTCTCTACTTAGTAAAGAATGGCAGACCACAAAATCCAAAGTACACCACAGATTATGACTTACTACCAAAGAAACACCCAAAATCAAGTAAGGCATGATGCGAAGAAGAAGGAGACCTATAAGAAGAAAGTTTACATACAGTAGAACTTCACCAAGAAACGACAGAAGGGCTTGTCTATGTCCAGATGGTACATACTCAAGAGAATGCTGTGATGGTAGTTTACAAGCTCAAGGAATAGGAAGTGTAACTGATTCTTCTCCTCCTGTAAGCGAAGGATATACAGCTTACCATATAACTAATTGTGATGATGGGCATCATAAAAACGCACACTATCATGGTAGTTTAAATGTTGGAACTACATACTACATGACCTTGCAAAATGGTCAAGAAGGGTGTTATACTGTAGATAGAGAAAGAAACTTTGAGGGTGTAGAAATTATAACTTCAGTAGGTATACCTTTTGACGATTGTACTGAATGTACAGCATTGAATTCACAAGTATTAGACCCAGAGGGAGACCCTGCACCAGAATGTACTGATAGAGTATTAGTTATTCAGATATGTAATGATAATTCTGTGACAGATGATAATTTCGATATATATCTTAATGGTACAAAAATAGGAGATGTAGATTTAAATGCTGATGCTCAAATAGGTTCTTTATTCATTGCTTCATCAAACACTGATTTAACAATTACAGACCCAGACTTTGTTTGTGAATTAGATGATATGGTTGTCCACCGATTTAACCCTGACTTGTTATATAGTGGAACTAACACTTTATATTTAAAGAATACTCAAGATAATGGTTCAGCAAACGCTTTCACTATTGGAGTTAGGAACTATGAGGTTAGTGGCAATAATCTAATTAATGCTTGTAATATAAAAGACATGAGTTTTAATGGTGGTTTTGGAGCTAATTTCTTTAGAACCTTCTCGTATACTCAGTGCTGCCCATAGATGAAAATCTAACACTATTTCCGATGTATATTATTTAATTATAAATAAATATACAATGGAGAGTACTAAAGCAACAACAATTTTGAACGACATTCTTCAAAAGTTGTCTTTGCTTACTAAAGAAGATGAACTTGCTCAAGACATCATGGAAGAAGAGGTCAAAGAGGAAGTAGTCGCTGCTGAAAGTAACGAAGATGTTATTGAAGAAGTAAAAGAAGAGCTAAACGAAGAATCTGCTGAAGTAGAAGAAGTAGAAGCTCAGGAAGAATCTACAGACTTAATGGGAGGATATGTTACTGAAGAAAACTTCAAGGCAACTATCTCTTCTATGAAGGCTGAACTTGATGCTCTTAAGGAAGCTGTAAAAGGTGAACTGCAAGAGTATAAAAGTCAAAAAGAAGAGCTATCTAAGCAATTAGAAAAGCTATCTGAAGAACCTGCTGCCGAACCTATTAAGCACAGTCCAGAGGCAGAGACTAAAGGAAAATTGGACATTAACCTAAGAAACTCTAACAGACCATTAAGTACTATGGACAGAGTTTTAAGTAGAATAAATTCATAAATATTTAATAACCAAAATTAATTAAAATGGCTGGAGGAGAAAGTTTAAATACCCCAATCACCACTACATATGCAGGGGAATTTGCAGGAAAGTATATTTCTGCTGCACTACTTAGTGGTTCTACATTAGCTAACAATCTAATTACGATTAAGCCTAATGTAAAGTACAAAGAAGTTCTCAAGAAAGTTGCAACTGGTGACATTGTCGCTAATGCAGATTGTGACTTCTCAGAATCTTCAGGAGTTCTTACACTAACAGAAAGAATTCTACAACCTGAAGAATTTCAAGTAAACTTGGAAGTATGTAAGAAAGATTTCGTATCTGACTGGGAAGCAGTTCAGATGGGATACTCTGCTTACAGTGAATTGCCACCAAGTTTCTCTGATTTCTTAATTGCTCATGTAGCTGACAAAGTAGCTCAAAAAGTAGAACAAACTATCTGGAATGGTACTAATGCTACAGCAGGTGAATTCGATGGATTCCTTACTACATTAGGAGGAGACAGTGATGTAAATGATGTTACTACTTCTGAAACATCTGTAACTGCTGCTAACGTAATAGGAGAGCTTGGAGCTACTGTAGATTTAATTCCATCTACTGTATACGGAAAAGAAGATTTAACTATCTATGTTTCTTCTAACGTATATAGAGCTTATGTAAGAGCTTTAGGTGGATTCGGAACTATTGCTTCAAACGCAGGAGCTAATGGTACTGACAACAAAGGTACTCAGTGGTTCAACGGAGGAGCATTGACATTTGATGGCATCAACGTAGAACTTGCAAAAGGATTGCCAAGTAACAAAATGGTTGCTGCTGAGAAATCTAACCTATACTTTGGTACTGGTCTACTATCTGACCACAACGAAGTTAAGGTTATTGACATGGCGGATATAGATGGGTCTCAAAACGTAAGAATCGTTATGAGATATACAGCAGGTATTCAACATGGTATTGGAGGAGATATCGTTCTTTACTCTATTTAATAATTATATTAACTAAGAAACAGGGTGGGTAAGCCAAGAGCCTACCTGCCCTTTTTCATTTAAACCTTATAGATATGAGTTGTGATTTAACTGGAGGAAGACTAAAACCTTGTAAGGATGCTGTAGGAGGTATAAGAAAGATTCACTTTGTAGACTTTGGAGATTTAGGAGATATGCCTTTAGGTAGCCATGACGAAGTTACTGATATGGATGGAACTTTCACCTACCACACCTATGATGTAAAAGGCAACTCTTCCTTAGAAACAAATATTCAATCTTCTCTTGAGAATGGTACTACGTTCTTTGAGCAAGTATTGAATGTTACACTCCATAAACTAACTAAAGAAGATAATAAAGAGCTTAAACTAATGGCTTTTGGCAGACCCCATGTGTTTGTTGAAACTTTTGATGGAAGCCTACTTCTTGTGGGTAGAGAGCATGGAGCTGAAGTAACTGGAGGTACTATGGTAACTGGAACTGCAATGGGAGACCTACAAGGATACACCTTAACTCTTACTGCAAATGAGATTACTATGCCTAACTTTGTAAATGGTGCTACTGCTGCTGACCCATTCGCAGGAATGACAAGTGCAAGTGATACCCCATCAACACAAAGAACAGTATAATATCAAAATTATATTGTCAATTTAAAGGAGGGCTTTATGCCCTCTTTTTTATTTATATAAAACAAATTGCTATATTTATGTTACTTTAGTATGGAGATTTTAACTACTTCAACAGGTGACCAAACCCTAAAGTTTATACCAAGAGCTGATGCAAGTTCCCCTACTTTATCTTTATATGATAAAACAACAAGAACTACCTCTTCTGTTACAGTAACAAAGACCACTGTACAGGATTATATGGTGCTTACAGGAGCTTTCTCACTCAAAGAGGGTAATCACTATACCTTTAGGGTAAAAGATGGCTCTACGGAGATATATAGAGGTTTAATCTTTTGTACTGACCAAAGTAATCTTGATAGATACTTTGCCAATAATGGTGAGTATATAGAAGAGGACAGTTACGATAATGATTTTGTAATAATATAATGAGTAAGAATAAATCAATTAAGATGGCAAGAAACAGAGCCAATAGTAATCCAATAGCTAAAAAGGTAGAACAATCTATCCATGTGATAAGTTTATCATCTTATAGTAGACCAGAGGTTAATGAAACCTCAAGAAATGATTGGGTTGAATATGGAGATGAAAATGATTACTTCGAGTATCTCATAGATAGATATAATGGTTCTCCTACAAACAACGCTGCTATCAATGGTATATCTGAAATGATATATGGGAAAGGTCTTGATGCTACAGATAGCAAGGATAAGCCTTCAGAGTACAATCAAATGAAGGAATTATTCAGAAAAGACTGCATGAAAAAAATATGCTATGACTTTAAAATGATGGGTCAAGCTGCTCTTCAAATTATATACACTAAGGATAGAAGTAAGATAGCTCAAGTAGAGCATATGCCGATAGAAACTCTTAGAGCTGAAAAGGCATCAGACAATGGAGATATTAAAGCATATTACTATTCTCCAGATTGGTCTAAGGTAAAACCTAAAGACAATCCAAAGAGAATACCTGCTTTCGGCACTTCTAATCAAGGTATGGAGATACTATATATCAGACCTTATAGAGCAGGATTTTATTATTACTCACCTGTAGATTATCAAGGAGGTTTGCAATATGCAGAGCTTGAAGAAGAGATAGCTAACTATCACATCAATAATATTCAGAATGGTCTTGCACCATCGATGCTTATAAACTTCAATAATGGAGTGCCAGATAAGGAGCAGAGAGATGAGATAGAAAGAGCTATATACAATAAATTTAGTGGTAGTTCAAATGCAGGTAAGTTTATACTTGCCTTTAACGATAGCAAAGATTTAGCTGCTACTATAGAACCAGTTCAACTTACAGATGCCCATCAGCAATATCAGTTTTTATCTGATGAGTCTATGAAAAAAGTCATGGTATCCCATAGGATTGTATCACCCATGCTTGTTGGTATAAAAGACCAAACAGGACTTGGAAACAACGCAGAGGAGCTTCAAACAGCTTCTATCCTCATGGACAATACTGTTATCAGACCAATGCAAGTTACTATACTTGATGAATTAGAAAGAATATTAGAATACAACAATATAGATTTAGATATCTACTTTAAGACACTACAGCCTCTTGAATTTACTGATTTGACAAATGCCATAACCGAATCAGAGATAGAGAAAGAAACTGGTGTTAAAAAGGATATAGAAGAAGTTGTAGAGGAAAAGGTTGAACAGGAAATAACAGAAGACTAATGGCAACAGCACTATTTATAAAGCGACAAGACTTAATAAAAAACACTGCTTTAAGTGGTAGTGTAGATACAGATAAATTCATTCAGTTCATAAAACTGGCTCAAGAGATTCATGTGAGAAACTATCTTGGCACTGACCTATATAATAAAATTAGTAATGATATTATAGAGGATGAGCTTACAGGTGATTACCTAAGTTTAGTTAATGATTATATTCAGCCGATGCTTATTCACTTTGCTATGGCAGAGTATCTACCTTTTGCGGCTTATACAGTTGCCAATGGAGGTGTATACAAACATACAAGTGAGAATAGCCAGTTAGCAGATAAAGAGGAGATAGACCAACTTACTGCTAAGGAAAGAGACTATGCAGAATACTATACCAATAGATTTATTGATTACATGAGCTTCAATGCTCAGTCTAAGTTTCCAGAGTACTATACAAATAATAATGAAGACATATATCCTGACAAGGATGCACTTTTTAATGGTTGGGTATTTTAGTTATGGGATATAAGAAAAAGAAGAAAAAGGTTAAAACAACCTACAGACCAAAAAAAGAAAACGAAATTAAGTTAAGTAGTTATATTATAAAGGAAAATATTTAGATGGCTAATTCTATAGACTGGGGTAAGATATATTGTTTTACAGAATTCGGTAACGAAGATTTTACTGTAGCAGAATCAATACCTCACTTTTCATCCCCTGACTGTTTCTTAGATTCACTTGAGGGAGGTCAAATTGAGACATTGGCACTAACAATAGATGACAACCAACTATATAGTATAGACAGTCAAGACTTAAGTATAGATTTAACATTAGTAACATTATTTGAATAAAAAAATAGATTATGGCTTTACAAAACCTGAATGTATCATCAGAGGCTAATAGCGGACAAGGGGATAGGCTGCGAGATGCATTTATATTATTAAGAAAGATGTTTGCCGAAGTGTATGGTGTAACGTACACCTCAGACACACAAGATTTAAGCACAGGCAGTATAGATTTTAAGGTTGATGCAAACAGAGTAGAACTAACCAACACTGCTAACTCTGGTACAGATGGATATGTATTGACATATGATGATGCAACTGGAGGGTTTACCTTAGAGCAGAAATTCGATGGGGACATAACTGGTATTGTAGCAGGTAGTGGTCTTACTGGAGATGCTTCTTCAGGTGAAGCAAGTTTAGCAGTTGGAGCAGGTACTGGTATCACAGTTAATGCTAATGACGTTCAAATATCTGATAATGGTGTTGACTTCCAACAATTAGCAGCAAGATATACTGAAAAAGAAACTATTACAACTACAACAGGTACTATTAACTTAGATGCATCTTCGTATGCTATATTTGAACTAACAGGTAATTTAGGAACTGTACAGTTAGATATTAATAATATGAAAAAAGGTCAAGTAATTGATATACTACTTACAGGTAGTGACCTTTCAAGTGCAGTAATAACTTTAGCAGATAACTTTACAACTTCACAAATTAACAAAGTAGGTAGCACATCTTTAGATACAAGTAAGAAAAATATACTACAAGTGCTTTGTGCAGACGATAACGATGCAGATGCTATCTTAAACTATGCTATTGCAACTTACGAAGCAGATACAAACCCTGACTAATTATGAAAGCAAGAACTGAAAACGGAACAATCAAAACCTATAAAAGTTTACCTTCTGAATATAAGAAGTCAGATGGTAGCGTAATATTGAACTTTAAAAAAGCATCTACAGAGGTATTAGAAGCAGAAGGTTTTTATGATGTTGTAGTGCCGAGTTATAATGGAAAAACAAAAGTTTTAGGAGATATAGAATGGGATGCGGACAATAGTCAATTTACTTATCCTGTAAGTAATAAGACTTGGTCAGAAACTTTGTCTGAACTAAAGGAAAGAAAAATCGAAAATCTTAAAGCTATCTATAATCAAAAACTTGCACAAACTGACTGGTATATAACAAGGAAGCAGGAAAAAGGTACTGCAATACCAAGTGATATTCAAACAGAAAGGGACAACCTAAGAAGTGAATGTGCAACCAAAGAAGGCGAAATAAATGCCAAAACGACTAAGGCACAAGTTGCCGATTATGATTTACCTGATGCGATATGAGTTTAGGCAGAAGATTAATTTCAACAGAAGCACCTGAAGTACAACTTTTTAAGACTGTTCTGTATAGTGGTAATAGTTCTTCACAATCAATTACAGGAGTAGGTTTTCAACCTGATTTAGTTTGGATAAAAGCAAGGAATGGTGCAGTAAACCACTATCTAAACGATTCTGTTACACCAGGCTCTTATTTGCAACCTAATTCAACGGCAGCAGATACAACCTCTACAACATTTCCATCATTTGATTCAGATGGTTTTTCTTTAAATAGTAGCACTTTAGGTAATAATTCAGCTTATAACTATGTAGCTTGGTGTTGGAAAGGTGGAGGCAATTCAGTTCCAGGAACAGGAACTAATGTTTCAAACGTAGAATATTCAGCTAATACAGAAGCGGGATTTAGTATAGTAAAATATACAGGAGGTTTGAGCAGTTCAGCAGGTCCAAGTGCATCTCCTGTTTCTCACGGACTCGGTGCTCCCCCTAATTTAATTATATTTAAGAATTTAGACCATAACACGGAAAATTGGCACGTTTATGGTGATTTTGGTGATACACCTTGGGGTAAAGGTTTACGTTTAAATAATACTAATGCTTTAGATAGTAACGATAGGAGTATATCCGCCCCTGACTTTACAAATTTTTACACACAGTATTTAACTGTAATGAATACTTCAGGAAATGACCATATAGCTTATTGTTTTAGGTCTATAAGCGGATATAGTAAGATAGGGACTTATGATGGTACAGGTTCATCAACTAATAACAGAATATATACAACAAATGATGGTAGTTCTACAGGAAGTGGAGGGTTTAAACCAAGTTGGATAATAATAAAAAACGTAGATAGCACTTATGGTTGGGGTATTGTTGATAATAAAAGATTAGATTCAAATGGAGATGTAAGAACATTGTTTGCTGACACAAATGGAATTGAAGCTGACATAAGTGGACATTTTGATTTTAACGATGATGGGTTTACAATACGAAATTATGGTGCAAGTTGGGCTAATCATTCAAATGGAGATACCTACATATATATGGCATTTAAATAAAATGAAATGGATGACGGAATGAAGATATTCTCATTGTACTCAGCAAATTTATTTGCTTTAGTTTTTAGCGTTAGTGAATTTAATGCTTACCTACAAATGCTTGTAATGGGGTCTACTTTAGTATTCACATTGATACAAATATTTAAAGCACTTAAAAAATGAAGATGCCTACTAATGGTGTAGCAAAAGATATTCGCCACTATGTTGGTGCGCTTATTGTTTTCTTCTTAGTTATCATAATACTATTCTATCTTACCAAATACCAAATACCAAGCGAAAACTCTCAGATAGTAAACACGCTAATCGGTATGATAGCAGCGAGTATTGCTATGGTAATAAGCTCTATTACTGGTAGAAATCCTGACGATTTAGAGGCTGCTAAGAAGAAAATTAGTAACTTAGAGATGAAAATAGAAATGCTTGTACAGGCTAAGGATATGCTTGAGAATATGCTTATAAAGGTTCAAGACGATACTATTGATAGGTTATTGCTCAACAAAGCAATGAATCATGACGATTGTAAGTCAGGTAAGTGTCAGTGTAAAAACAAATGTAAGAGTGAGTCTTAAATATTTCTCATATGAAGAATTTGCTTCTCCAGATGTTCCTCATTCTGGCGAGTACATGGATGCTGACTTTCTTTCAATGCTCGATAGTGCAAGGGAAATTAGTGGTATTCCCTTTAAAATCAACTCAGGATACAGAACTATTGAACACAATTATGAAGTTGGAGGAAAACCGAATTCATCACATATCGTTGGCAAAGCGGCAGATATTGCTGTCAAAGGTTCAAGACAAAGATGGGTTATCACTCAAGCACTCATACAAGCAGGATTCAATAGGATTGGTATTGCCAAAACATTTATCCATGTGGACTCTGATGACACCAAAGACCCTGACGTCATCTGGACATATTAGCGGAACAGTAGGAAACACCCTTAAAGATGAGTGAGATAAAAGTGAAGTCAAATGGACTTCGCAATGAATTAAAAGAGATACGCAAAAGTATCGACAAACTAACTGAAGTATTACTACTTCAACAAACAAACAGACAAAATGAAATACTTAATAATAGCACTCATGGTAACGAGTTGCGTAACTACAAGGGAAGCAAACCTTATAAAGTTTAAAGAAATAACTAAAGACGTTTGCATTGACAATCCACACGAAGTTAAATTAGCACAAATATTATATAACGAAATAGTAAATGGCAGGTAAAAAGAAATTCAAGGATACTGCTGTAGGGAAATTCTTACTTGGCAAGATACCTAATGTAGTAAGTTCAATAGCCGAGAATACTCCTGTAGGTAATGTTATAGAAGCTATCATAGGTGGTAGCGATATGAGTGAGACAGACAAGCAAATAGCTTTAGAAAAACTAAGATTAGAGAGAGCTGAGATGGATGGTGTGACTCGTAGATGGGTTGCCGATTCTCGAAGCTCATGGTTAGCACAAAATGTAAGACCTCTAACTTTAGTATTCTTCTCTGTAAGTTATATAGTAGGATGGTATTTAGATTATCCACTGGATTCAATAACTGGACTACTTAGCGTGGTTATTGGTGGATACTTTGGTAGCAGAGGTGTAGAGAAAGTCATGGGTAATAAACTACATCAGTAATGGCAAAAACTATACAAGTCACTTATTGGGAGAAACCAAGAAGAAAACGAAAAGGAATTCATTCTAAGACTAAAAATAGTCATCTAAAAAGTTCTAAGAATTATAAGAAAAAATATAGGGGTCAAGGTAGATAATAAATTTAATTAGTTATATTTGTAACGAGTGATAACATCCATACTCAAATAGTTTTATTGTTTTTCTTCCTAAGTGGTTTGGTTTTTACTGAGCCACTTTTTTTTGGCAGTTAGAATAATTATATATAGATTTGTTATAAATGTAAATATATAATTATATGAATAGAGAAAAACTCGCTAAACTGTACAAGAAGTATGAGCTTAGTTCTGATGATGTATTTAAGCATCAGCACTACATGATTATTACAAGAGCAGGTATCGATAAGATACAAGCTATTGAAGGAATCAACATCGAATATGATGTGATAAATTCTTTACCAAACTTTGCGGTAGTTAAAGCTAACGCTAACAAGGGCGATAAAGAAATTGAAACCTTTGGTTCTGCCTTAAAAGGGGAGACCCATAGAGATGGAAACTGCAATACTTGGTATGTCATGGAAATGGCAGAGAAACGAGCCATGAGCAGAGCTGTACTAAAGATGACTGGGTTCTATGAGCTTGGTGTTTTTGGTGAAGATGAATCGGAAGATTTTAGACGTAAGAACATTTAATTTTAATTATTATGAGTAATTCAGTAAAGAAGTATGTTGGGAATGGTAAGAAAGTTGCCAACTATGATTTGGTTAATTTTTCCATAGAGGAAAGTAAGGTAAAAGATTCTTGGTATGAGTACAAGGGAAAGCGTTACCTTAAGATGACTATGGGAGCTAACAAGGATGGTGCTAATGAGTATGGTCAAACCCATAAGATATGGATTGACGAGTACAAGCCTAACACCGACAATTCTACTGGGTCTGCACCTAGAAAGGAATTTGCAAAGGCAGGAGATGATTTGCCTTTCTAAAATGGCAATGTGAATCATGGGGGTAGATTTTTTCTATCCCCTTTTTCATTTTATGGATATGAATAAGAAAACACGATTTATAAACATTAACGTATCATTTATGAATAATTCATTAAGTGTTACTGAATCTGCCCTATTATCACTTATTAAATCGTTAAGCAAAAAGAAAGGGTATTGCTTCGCTTCAAATAAGGCGATTTGCGGCACTTTAAATATATCAGATAGGACTTTATATAGATTATTAAATAAACTCGAAGAGAGAGGCTTTATAGAGCGTGATACGAGGTCTATTGGTATAGGTAAAGAACGTAGAATTAGATTAAATAGTTCTGCGAATGTAGTTGACTATACTAATATATATTAGTATATCATGGTATATATATAATAATATATACAAAAAAAATAAATAAATATATATAATAGTATATAATATATATTG